AGGCGGTTCCGAACCCTGCTACGACTGGAAGAATCATTTCAAATTTACCAGCAAGGTCATCTACTTTAGTACCAGTCAAATCCATGCCGTCAATAAACTCTGTAAATTTATCTACAACAGTAGCAATAGGGGTTGTAAGTTTTACAAATACTTTTCCAATAGCCTCGACTACTTTTTCTAATTTTCCGCCTGAGCCAACGGCTCTAACGATTGCCGCTTGAAAACCGTATGCTGATTTAATAATTGGACCAAAGCCTTTAAGAAGCGCCGCGCCCATAGTTACTTGTAACTCTTTATTTAGTTGGCTAAATTCTTCAACTAATTTTGCTGGTGATTGTAAAGACAAAGCAAAAGCACCCGCCGCTTTAGTTCCTTCTTTAAGTACAAGATTCATAACCGCTTGACGGCGTTCACCCATAGTTAAATCTTTAGCCGCTTTTCCGATTGAACTTGCATAGCGTCCATAGGCTGTACCCGCGTCTGTCGTAATACCTACTTGACGCAAAATTCTTGTGTTGCCAGTTGTTATAGCCATGGTTAAAGAACTAAGTGCTTCTTCACCACTCATTGAAGATGCTACGGATAAATCTTGAGCAACCCGAGCAATATCAGCAGACTTTGATAAATCTATATTTGATTGAGCAAACTTTAATGTTGTCTTTTGAGCCTGAGCCGCTTGGATGCCGACTGTTCGCATCGAATCAGATGCTTGCTTTAATGCCTCATAACCTTTACCGCTAGATGCTCCGACTGCCTCTAACGCTAAATCTAAACGCTCAACCTCTGCGGCCGCTTTGAAAGATTTCATTCCAAAAGCAATAAGTCCAGCGATTGCCGCACCCGAGGCAACGCCAATCGCTGTTAGTGAACCTTGTAATTTAGATGAAGCCTGTTGAAACTCATTAGCCGATTTAACGGCTCTGTCCATGCCTTGAGTAAACTGGGCTGAGTCCGCCGATAACCGAGCGCGGACTTCCATGGTTGGTGACTCAGCCATTTATCTCCTAGCCTTCGCTCTTCTCTCGGCTTTCTCGCGCTCTTTTTCTTTAAGAAGATAGAACGCGTTCCATTCAGTTAATTCCATACTGCTAAGTGGGCGGTGGGATTCACTTCCGTAAAGAAGTTCTCCCACCGTCCGACCTAACTTTTCTGCTAGTTCAAAAAGAAACCGTCTTTCAGGATTCTTGAGGAAATCGCGCCTGTGATTCTTCTACCGCCTTTTCACCTAGACCTGAACTGCCAAGAGCCTTTGTTGCCAAACGCTCAATGACTGCGCCATTCTTTGAAAGAATCGCTTCACGGTCATTCTCGGTAAAGACTGGTAAACCCGTTTCAGGGTCGAATACAGTTGCGATAACAGTCTTTGCGTACATATTAGAAACATCGACCTTATCTGCCGAGGTTGCCCCCTCAGTAAGTGTTGCTCTTTGTCCTGCTGTCATAGAACGAATCTCTACTGAAACTCCCCATTCAGGGACTTCCACTAATTCCTTCGCAATATCGTCAGCCGAAAATATCTTTCCGCGTAAATCTGCCATTTTGTTCTCCTTGGGACACTAGATTGGTCACGATAATTTATTAAGTTTTTTTGAATCAATTCCTATTATGAATAGGTACCGCGTGTAATGGCGCCTGTCACTTGGAACTCTGCTGAGTATGACACTACATCTCCGATAGCACCACTCTTCTCGTAAGAAGTTAGAAGTGCCTCTCCTGTGTACTTGACAAACCCTGCTGTTGAACCTTCAGGACCGTACTCGAATGAAACTGACGCTGATTGACCAAGAATTCCAGCCAAGTGAGCATCAACTGTTGCATCAAAGTTTCCTGCGATGCTGAGTGATGAATCTGTTAGCCCAACTACATAAGACTTCGCTGATGAACCAAAAGTGCTGGTCTCGGCTGTGTCTACTGTTTGTGGGAATCCAACATCTGTAAGTGTGTTTGAAATATCGGTAAGTGTTCCACCTGAATTGTCTACCTTGAATACGGTGGATTTACCATGACGAAATGTAGGCATTGTTTTTTACCTCCTAGTAAAAGCCACCACAGGGGTAGCCGAGCCTGTTGAACCTGCGACTGTGTAGTTCACGCGTAGGTATCTATTTACTGTTGTACCACTAGCAACCTCGACTCTTTGTGAAGTCTTAGTTGTACTGCTCACCACGGTAAAAGTAATCAAATCAGCAAAAGTTGAATTATCTGCTGAGTGTTGAATCTTTACTGTGATGTTTCCGTTACGGGTATTTACTGGAACCGATAGAAAACCTGCACCACCATTACTGGTTGCAAGAGTATTATCTACGCCTGTTCCATTTCCAGTCGCGGAAACAGTCGCACCCGAGGAAAGTATTACCCCGTGTTCAACTGCATCTGTTGATTGGAATTCTGCGCTTGCTTGGACAATATCCGCGATGGCACTTGAGACCTCATAGGATGTATCGTCTGCTTGTAGCAAGATTGCTCCAGCGCCATTTGAATGACCTTCAGGAGCAACGATTAGTTTAATTTTTGTGGCTGAGCCAAGAGCGCTTGCAAAGAATTGGTCAGTACCAACTGATGTTGTTGATTCAAACATACCTGATAGCGAGACTGTTCCATCTCGATGACCTACAACATAGGACTTTGCGGATGTACCAAAGGCACTTGTCTCGGCGGTATCAATAGTTGTTGAAGCGCTGACGCTATTAAAATAGGTTGAAAAGTCATATTCATCTAAAAAGACATTGACATTTTTACCGTGGCGGAATGTAGGCATTATTTCTCCTCAACTGGGCGTTGATGTGGGGTGCCGTCTTGAACAAAACCATCGCCATCAATATCTGTGGCATCGGCGTCAAAACCATCTTCAACGATAGGTTCTTCAACCTTTTCAATTACTGGTTCGACTTTAGTTTTTTCTACAACAGGCTCTTCGATTTTCTTTGTTGGCTTATCGGCATCTTCGACAATACCTGACTCTAAAAGCCACTTCACCGATTGCGGAGGTAAATCAGTAACGATTTCTCCAGCCTCGGCGCGTTTGTTAGGTGGGTAATCAATACCCTGTAAGACTCTATAACGAGCCATTAAAACCTCCTCCGTGACAGCACATGGGTAACCCAAGTAACCGTCAGGTCACTCGGACACGGAAGAGACGAAAAACTCGGGCGACTAGCGCACAGTAGGTCTAGTGTATCAGGCTATTTTTTCGGCAATCTGAAGAACCTTGCAACGAGTAATCAATGTTGAGAAAGTTTGTTTGTACTCATCTAAACCCTTGATTGTTCCCTTGATAACTGCCTTGTCGCCAACTTGTAAGTTTGTACCGCTTGAAGCAAACCACTTGAACTGGTACTCACCGCTTGCGAATGTGTAAAGAGTTGTCCAGCCGAACTGAGTCTCAAAGGTGTTCTCGCTAAGAACTGTAACCTCTAACTCCACGCGCTCGCCAGTTGGAGCGAATTGCTCAGCCTTGTAAACCTTAGCCTCTTGACGAGCAACTTCCTGCTCTTGGCTCTTTTGCTTTGCTTTGATAATTGAAACTAAGATTCCGACTGTGCTGTGGCTTTGATATTCCAAACCGCACACAACCCTGACATTCTCAGCGTAACTAGATTCGCCTTCAAAGTTCTTGCCGTATTCGATTAACTCTCTAGCCTTCTCATATTCAACCTCGGTTGGTTTTTGTCCTACAAATTCTTTCCAGTTATTAGCCCCGTGATGTCCGCCGTTTAAGTATTCCCAAACAAGAGACTTAGTAGAGATGCCTGAACCTGAAGGAATGTATCCACCCTTTTCGACTTGAGTGATTGCGTGAGCCAAGACTCCGACTGTTGAATGACCTGTCCAGCCGTTGCCTGAATATCCACCAAACTCTTCTTCGAAAGTTTCCTCTGTTGGCAAGTAAGAAGCGCTAAACTGCCAGCCTATGTAATCCTTAACGCAACTTGAACCAACCTGACAAACTTTGCCTTCTTCGTTTTGCACAAAGATTACTGTTGAGCGAGCGCGGACTTTTTGGCAATGCTCGCAATATCCAACCTTGACCTCAGATGGCTTAACTTCACGACCACCTGCGATTGATTTTGTGATTGCTTTGCCTTCGATAAACTCAGCAACGCCGATGAACTGCCAGCCGTTAAATTTTACTGGCTCGCCTTCAATAACTAAAACTTGATATTCGTGGCTGATGCCTTCTATTTCTTCAAAACGCTTTTCAATGCGTACTTGGTAGCCACCGCTTAAACCTTTTTTCTGAGCGCGTTGAGCAAGTTTCTGCGCTTTAGCAAGAGTTTTCTCAACTCCTATTTCAGAGATTCTAAACTCTCTCATCTTGCCCTCCTCTCGGGACAAGACAAGTATATCACAACTGGGGTTAGTTATTCTCTCTTCTGAGGCGCTCTTCTTGAATCATGCCTAGGGTCAGGAAATAGCCAATCCCATCTACCACCGTGTCAGGCTTAGATTGATTGACCTCACGGGCTATCTTCATGCCCACCATGCAAAGGGCTACCTGCTCAGCAGAAACCTCACAGCCGAGGATTACAGCCCATATCTTTGAAGCCCTAGTTAAGTTATCCAAAGGGTGTCCGTAAGCGTCCTGACGGTCTCCTGAGACCAATTCAGCGGCGTATAAGGCTATGTCCCTTGGGTCGTTCATAATACTTGGATGTCCGAGACTCCCTCGCTGGTTACTAGGAATGTCAGAACTCCCACATCGGCAATCTCCCCCGTCGATTGTCTCCACCACACGCTTCCCCCGTCGAGGGCTGGTGCTTGTAGCCATTTGACTCCTCCCCAATCCGCTAGTTTGAATGAATGATAGTGACCAGTCACCAAAATGTCACAATCGCCAATTTTTTGACGCCCTAGTGTTTGGTCAGCAATCCACCTACGCAACTTACCTTCAACTCCCTGTCCCGAGCGAGCAAGGTGTCCGTGGGTGATTCCGATAATTTGTCCATGAACTTCAATAGTTAGGCTCAACTCATCGGTTGGAATAGCAAAACGAATATGACCGTAGGCTTCAGGGTTGGCTTGAAAGATTTCTGCTACTGATTCAACTAGGGCTACATCGTCATTGTCATTGAGAGTCGTAAAGGCTTTTCCGTTCTTACGGTTTTCGCCATGGTTTCCACCAATCGCCGCAACGGTGATATTAGGGACAACCTTTGACCAACGGATAAGAGCATCTCTGAGGAGACGACGAGCAATCTTTACTTGGTCTCTTCTATCGACTTCGACTGTAAAGGTCTGAATATCATAGTGACCGTCGCATCCCTCAACTAAATCACCTAGGCATAAAACGGTGATTGAATCAATCGGGCGACCTATCTTTTTTAATTCTTTAATTCTAAACTCAACATCATCAACTGCTTGGAGCCATCTACTAACTAAACCTTTTAGACCGTCGCCATCTTTTTTACCTGTCTGCCAATCTGCGGCACATACGACAAGGCTTGCCCCACCTGTAATTGGTTTGCGCTCGCGGGGTTTGTGTTTCTTTATCTCTTCGATTAAGGCTTCAATATCGGCAACTTCTTGTTTGCCTTTTCGAACTACTTTGCCCTTCCATTGGCGATTAAGAACTCCTAAAGTATCGCCCCACACATTGAAAAGAACTGGTTCTACTACTTGAAAATGCTCGGGGTCTAATCCCCACATTCGAAGAACTCCTGACCAATCGGGTGCGTTATCACCCTCCATTGGTTGAGTTGTTACAACTCCTTCTTCGCCTTGCCAAGTAACCCCAGGCAACCATTCTGCTTGTCTTTGACGAGGTTCAGTTTTTTGAACTGAATTCATCTCACTCGTCTTAAGCAGATTATCTAAAGCGTCATCAAGACTCATTCGGACACTTACACCCGTCTTTACCTAGAAGCCTTCGTCGATGCCTTCTAAGAACATCGCTAGAAGATACTTGAAGTCCGTAGGCTAACATAACCTCGCCAAGACGAGCAGAGTTTACTTTTTCATTCCGCATGATTTCATTAAGTTTAGAACGCAAAGGTTCATCCAATTTTGCAACTAATCTGCCGATTGAACAACCAGTCTGTTGTCTATCAAAACCAACTAAAGAATCTAAATCCCTAAAAAAATCATCCTGATTTATTTTTTGATTTACAACGAGGGCATCTGATACTCCACGGGCGCGTTGCACTTTCGAAGAGGAGCCTGTCACATTTCCAGCATCGTTGGAACTCATCGGTTGTTGCGTTTCTGCCATACGGGTCTACCACTCTCTCTTGCGGAGCCGTTGGCTCCTCGCTTACATTCTCACTAGGCATCGGAAATTCACCGAGATTAGTGGGCGGTACTTCGGGTCTACTCCTAACAAGTTTACTGAACCCATCGGTTCAATCCTCATAATATGCACCCCCGAGACGGTCTTTTCAAGCACCGACGCGAGCAACACGCGAATATTTTCTGCCTTATCTCTAGCGGTTGGATAGTCCTCTCGACCTGCTCTAGTAATAATTTGAAGCATTGGATAATCAATTTGAATACCGCCTGAACCCATAGTAAATGTTGGGGAACTTCCAGCGTTTTCATACACGGCTACGCAAGCATCGGGAGTTTCAGGAAGGGTTCCAAGAAAAATAGATGTGCCAAGGGTGCCTTGAGAAGCATGAGCGCCAAAAGCGCTTGCTGTGTTTTGTAGGTAATCTCCTACTGATTCAAGAATAGTTGGCATTAGCCCCTATGACCTTTCTCTATAATGTCCATAATTCTACCCTTAATGTTTTGTTGGATAGTGGACATTGCTTCCATGACTGGTTGCTCAAGGTACTTAGCCTGTGTCGGAGGCTTATGGTAGTTGCCAATAATCTCATGGACATAAAGAGCGTAAGACGCGGCGGGACCACCATAGAAAATATCTACAAAATAACCTTGGTTTCCCATTTGTGGGGCGGATACTCCGCCTGAGCCACGAAGAACACCTGTATCAACTGGAACAAGAATCTGAGATTTAGCAAAAATAACATTAGCCTCTTCCCATATTGCTTGGGCTATTGCTCTAGGGGTATCTTCTTTACCAGCCTTAAGAGCATTAACTAATTCTTTATCACCCTCTAAATCAAGTGTGAAAGACGCCTTTGCCATAATTACCGTCCAAATCTGATGACGGTGTGATGCGCTCCGTTTTCGTCTGCGATGTTATCTATGGCATTGATGGTAAAGGTGTCCGCCCCGACGACCATCCTATGAGCAACCGTGATTGATGTCGCGGGACCCTTGGTGATGAATCGTCCAATATCAACAACTTCGATTCCTTGAACATCTTTAGATTTAACTGTGTCATAAATTAAGCGACCTGTTACGGTCACATTTGTATTAGAGGCACCAAAGGTAGTTTTGTTGTACTTATCAACAGAAGCCTTTGGAGTAAAGACAACAGAGTCAGTCATGAACTCTGCTACTTTGTTATAGATAGCATCCATTGGCTACCCCTATTCAACTATACGATGGTCGTAGACATTGTTAGGGTTATCGTGAATACCAGCATAGAAGTCAGTATTGAAGTCATCAACAATTCTGTCATTTGTAGATTTCAGACCTTGAGCGTTTGCGAATGGTCGAGGTGGTGATTTACGCATTTGTCTACGCAATAGACTTTCAGCCAACTCTTTGTAATGTTGAATCTTGGATGAATAAGATTCTGAAACAGAAATGTCTCCGACGCTCTTAGAACTGCTATCGGCTAGACGGCTAAAACGAGCAATAAGGATTTCAGCCAATTCACGCGAAGCGCTATAAG